ATATATACCCACAGTCATCGGCTATTTCTCCTTCCACTAAACGACAACCCCATTTGGCGAACGATGCAAGATTCGAACTTGCGGATCCGATTAGTGATCGCTTGTTTAGCAAACAAGTGCAATAGACCACTCTGCCAATCGTTCATAATATGGTCCTTCCGACTTGAATTGAACAAGTATTGAGCGATTATCGGTCGCTTAGTCTACCATTAACTTACGGAAGGAATTTGGCGGTCATAGAGGGAGTTGAATCCTCCTCTTCCCCGTGACAGGGGGATATACTTTCCGATGTACTATACGACCGTGGTGACTCGTGCGGGACTCGAACCCGCAGTAAATCCACCGTGAAAGGGTGGTGACGTTATCCAGTTTGTCTAACGAGCCATTGGCTGGGGCGATAGGATTCGAACCTACATGTGCTTACGCCTTGATTAACAGTCAAGCGCCTATCCTTTAGGCTACACCCCAATATTTTGTGTGGAATTTCACCACACTTATATTATACACTACTTATTTAGTTTTGTCAACAACTATTTTTGAATATCACATTTTCCCCAACCACAGTTAGGGCATTCAAAGCATCCGAGTACTGGAATCAATTCAGAGCCACACTCTGGGCAGTTATGATCGTCGTTCGTTACACGCATTTCATCTTCATCTTTTTCAACCGTTAAGATACCTTCACGTTCACAACCACTGCGGTAAACCGTAACTCCCTTCAAGCCGTTTTTCCAAGCCTGAAGATAGATATCAAATACCTCTTCAACAGTTGTTTCCTGAGGAAGATTAATGGTGGAGCTGATGGCGGCATCAATGTACTCTTGCCATGTCGCTTGCATCTTGATTCTTTGTTTATAGTTAAGGTTTCTAGAGGTCACAACGTGGTCTGGAATTTCATCAACCCCATAAGCATCCATGCACTCTTTTACGATTGCAGAATACACTTTATAACTTACGTCTTGGCCGTGTAGAGACTTTGTTGTTCTAATGAACTCAGTTGCGAATAGGGGTTCCAGACCTCCAGAAAAATTTGCCATCGTGGAGATTGACCCGGTGGGAGCCACCGTTAACAGTTGACTGTTCCTTAAGCCGTGTTTTGAAACTAAATCAATAATCTCTTTTGTTGCGTGCTTTTTGAAGAAAGGGCTTTCCAATATTGCTTCTTTTTGACAACCTAGGTAGGGCCCACTCTCTTTAGCTAAAAGTGCAGAAGTTAGTAACGCCCTTTGAACCATAACTTTACCAATTCGGTTAGCAATAGCTAGGGAGGTTTGAGATCCGTACTTTACCCCCATTTTAATATACATGTCTGCAAGACCCATTATGCCAGTACCAATTTGTCTCCACTTAGCAACGCTGTCGCGCTGTTCCTGTAGGGGGTGCAGAGGTAATCCCTCATCGAGAATTACATTCATCTCTCTAGTTACAACATCAACAGCTTTTTCAAATGAGTCAAAATCAAACCTAGCGTTCGTAGTGAAGGGATCTAACACAAAAGCACCCAGATTCAAACTAGATAGGATACAACTTCCGTTAGCTGGAAGTGGTTGCTCAGCACATGGATTTGTTGCTGCGAACTCAAAGTTGTCGTGCTCACTAAGCAAGGTCCACGAGTTAATTCGATCCCAATATAATATTCCTGGCTCAGCTGTACGCCAATTCATTTTAGCCAGTCTCCAGAACAACTGCTTGGCATTTACAACTTTCTCTATGACTTCACCAGTCTCTTTACGCTCAAAGCGTAATGTGTGTGGTAGGTCATTCTCAACTTTCTTCATAAATTCATCATCAATTCTTACAGATATATTGGCTGATACAATTTTATCCAAGTCACCCTTTATTGAGATGAATTCTTCAATGTCTGGATGATTGCAATCCATCATAATCATCAATGCTCCGCGCCGCCCATTTTGACTAATCCTAGCACATGTTCTTGCAAACTGATCCATGAATGATACAGCCCCACTTGTTGTTTTAGCCGCATTGCGTATTCTAGCTCCTTTTGGAGATAGGTTGCTAATGTCAACCCCCTGCCCCCCACCGTAGGCAAATGTCTTGGCCAAGTTGTAGTCTATTTTATAAATGGACTCAAGATTGTCGTCTGGTCTGTCGGTAGTGTAGCAATTTGAATAGGTTACTTTTATTCCATGTTTGTACAGCCCTCGATTAGCCAATACCCTTCCTGCGTAGAGAAATTTCTTTTCTACGATTAACTTTTTAACTTCTTCATTGCCGTTGGTGATCCGCTCTAGAAATTCATCAAAGCTCTCCCCGTCGAACCGATATTTCTTATCCAAAATATCTATTCCGAGAGTGTTTTCCTCCCCCAAAAAATCTTTTACATCCATAATGTTCCTCGCTTTCTAGAATAAAAAAATCCCCAGCTGTTAACTAGGGATTATGTAATGGGCAATTATGCCCATAGGCAGGTGGGGGAGGTTAAACCTCTCTACCACCGCAAGCTGACACTGAAGTCACCCGATTTAGGGGTTGGTAAAGAAAGTTTGACCGGGTTACCGTTCACCTTTATATCCGCTAGTTTTAATAACAACTTAATCTTATATTCCTTGTCGAGGTTGAGAATTTGGATGTTCTCAAACGTCATCCCAGAAGGACTTTTTGTGGGATTGCCATAGCGCTCAATTGACCGCTCGACACCTTCTACATATTCTTGTACTCTAATCTCCTGAGCTTCAGGGGATTTGTTATAATATTCATCATCAGCAAAGTCTTCGATTGTATCTCCGTCAATGCTATTGATGTCAATAGGTAATTTTGATTCTATGAATTCAAATGGAGCCATTATTTTACCACCTTTCTTGTGATAACGATGTCATGTTTATCGTTGTCTGTGTCTGCAACTAGACCAAGGTCTTTGCATTTCTTCTTAAGCTTTTCTTCAAACACGGCGATATTAACCGTGTCAACATCTAGATAAGCAACCACCCCATCAAAGGTGGCGCGAGGGTTGTTTTTTGATAGTATGCTATCTTTTACATATGTCATTACATACTTAAGAAGTTCTTCAATGCGGGCGTTTTGTTTTACTTCACTGTAGTGATCTTTGACAATGGCTTGCCATTCGCTCATCGAAACTTCTGAATTTATTGGTAAGTCTGTTCGCATTTAAGTACCTCCTACTACATTAAGTCCTTGAGTTGTAATTTTTATTCACACAAAATGAAAATAATTAGAGGATTTTACAATCCTCTAATTTTATCAATCAATTTGTCGTAACGAGGTGTGTTGAGGACTTTCAACATCAAGTCGATTGGGCTGACAAGCTTACCGGATAAAAGGCTAACCATGATGGATGGAGAGTAGCCACTGATAAGGGCAACCCCATTATCATACTTGGTAGCGGGGAACTGATCTGTTCTGGCCGTTACATTCCAGAAAACAATCTGAGGAGCTACATACCCGGCTCTAGCAAACTTAGCCTTGATGGCATCAAAATTTGTAAGATTGTGGTGCGATGGGTCAAACTCCATATCTGAAATGACGATCACCTTGTTAGGTAACTCTTCTTGAGCAACTCTGTTTTCAACCGCTGTATTCAAGATTAAATCAAAGGAGGCTTGAAGGTCTGTATTCGAGCAGTCATTGAATTTGTTTAAATACTGAAGTCTGCTGAACAGAGATTTTCCTGCTTTAGAAAAGTCTAAGAACTGTGGTCTGCTAGAGAATAGGATTGCCTTGTCTTTGAATGGCCCAGACAGACTTTCTGCCCCAAATAACCCAAGGGCATGAGCCACATTTACTGCCAATACTGAGCTAGCCCTACTCACGGTCTGATACATTGACCCGGAGACATCGACAATGTAAATTGCACTGTCTTCTGTTTTAATCTCTTTCCGCATTGAGTCCCAAGTATTTTCAAGCACTTGGTCTATCTTTTGTGCATTCTTGTATGCGTGCACAACTTCATGTGGGTAAAGAGTCGCGGTGTTAATCTTTGCCTCCCCCTTAGCTACTTTCTGATGGAAAGCAACAAAGCGTTCAGTGTCTCGTTTCAAGAATGACTTCTTGTATTTGAGACTGGCTTTTGCTGGAACCTTGGAGTAATCAATCTTATCGAAAAGGTTTGCTGTCATCTTAACTTCAACAACTGCATCCCCCAATAAAGCACGCCCACGAGTTACATCCTTTTGGTAAAGATTGTATCCTTTGATGGAAGCTTGATAACCTAAGACCTTAGCCGTCCAGCGCCCAAGTTTTCGAGATTCTTTACTTGAAGTGTTGACTGACTTAAGCCATTTGTACATCAAACTTGATGTACCTTCTGTTAAACAGCGTTGGTGTTCATTTTTAAGAACTTGAATCATAGCCTTTTCTGCTGGGGTGTCTTTCAACACATACAAATAATCCCAACGACCATATTCTGGAATGAGATCAACAATCTTGCTTATAATTGCTGGGTATTCCTCTGCTAGGATACGTAGGCCTGTTTTGAAAAGGGCTCGTTCACCCTGACCTTCTCGTACGTCCCCTAAGTAGAATAATGCGCGTAACCCTGTTTCAAAATCCTGACCAAGTGCGAAGCGAATCAAATTCTCACGATCTTTTTGTGATCGACCTCTGTAAGCTCCTCCTTGTGCAAATAAATTCAAAACAGAATCAAGTGTGGATGCGTTGGATAGCGCACCATTTTCGGTGTAGGCGGTGTTTGTAGATTTCTCTAGTAAATCTGAAAAACTTAATGTCATGTAAGTTCCTTTCTGAGACATGTTTGGAGGTGGGAATTGCGGTAACCACCCCAACAACTTGTTTGCTGTCATTGCCTCTCGACTTCTGTCACTATCAGTATACAACTTCTAAACGCATTTGTCAAGCACTTTTTGACACGAATTTCACAATTAACTAAATACACTTATTGTGTGCATAAATCCCCCTAAAAATGAGGGTAGGGGTTAACCGTATGGTTAAGGGGGGTTAACCGTACGGTTAAGGGTACTCCCAAAATACTCCTAAATTGTTCCCAAAGTGCCAAAAAAGTGCACGATATAAGTTAGACCCTATTTAGATAGCGATAAAATAAGTACTAAAAATAAGAATACTTATGATAGCAACAATATAAGTTATATATATTAGTACTTATATTATTATCTCTTTAGTTATCCCCTAAAGAAAGAAAATATATAAAAGAAAGAAATTCCCCTTAAACCCCACCTTCTAGGGCTTACTAATTGGTTAGTTGAAAACTGCTAATTTAGCCAATTTAAAACTTTTTGAAAATTTTTTAAATATTTTCATTTTGTGTGAATAAAAAGTGAAACTCAAGGACTTAGTATAGTGAAGGGGTATTTAGAAACGAGGTGAGCCATGACTAGAAAACTCAAGACCTCCACTTCAAGTGCTTTATCAGATATTAAACGCGAGGTTGAAGAACGTCGTCTAGCAATCGTAGACGATGTTAAGAAAGCCAACAGCCGAGAACTTAGCGATCTCCCAGAGGCATTCTCTAGAAAAGAGAAAGTCGATTACATAACAAAGGTTCAACCACACCTTACTTCAATTTACACATTGGTTTCTAAGGGATACACAAGAGCTAGAATTGCGGAAACTCTTGGCATCTCCGTCATTGAATTTAGAAAAATGTGCAAACTAGTTCCAGAGTTGGTGACCGTTATGGAGATAGCTGTTGAGGAGCGAGATGATTCTGTTGAAGAATCCCTCTACCAATTAGCCTTAGGCTTTGAGGTGGAAGAGGAAGTTATCAATGGGTTTGATGGCACCAAAGAAAAGCTTACTAAGTACAACGCTCCAGTACTAGGGGCGATAAAGTACATCTTAGGCAACAAACGGGGAGAGCAGTATGCAGATAAGAAACAAATCATCCGTAAGGTTGAACTTGGCTCTGATGTAAAAGATGCTCTTATGTCGTTTAAGCCTGAGGACTTGAAGCGGATCCTAGAAATTTCAGACAATCGTGCAACTTCGTTAGATGCGGAATACTCAGAAAGTGAGGTTTCGGATGACGAAGAAGCGTAAGAGCATTGAAAATGCGAATGTGGACTCCCTAGCCCTAATCGCACAGCATACCAAAGGGAACGAGGAACTAAGAATCCTAATACAAAGAACACTGTACCTTAAAGACTTCAGTGAGTTTGTTAAAGGGGCTTGGGATATAATTGAGCCGGGTACTCCATACAGCCACAATTGGCACATAGACTTCCTTGGCGAAGAACTTACAGCGTTATTTATTGACGACCTAGCTCGCCTGTATCCTGAACTTGATATACAAAAGATTAAGAAAAGTAGAAAAAATCGTCTGACCATAAATGTGCCTACACGTTCAATGAAAACTTTGCTCGTAAGCGTTTTCTTTCCAGTCTGGTTAGCTTTGCACAGGCCAACGATTAAAATTGCTTCTGTTTCTTACTCGAAAGACTTGTCACTACAGATTAACCGTCAGAGACGCGAGATCATAAATAGCGATTGGTACCAACTTCATTTTGGTGATTTAGTAAAAATTAAAGACGGCATGGATCGTCAAGATATGTTTGAACTTGTGTCTTTGGGGAGCATGTATGCAACCTCCATTGATGGTACCTTCACAGGTAAAGGGGCAGACTTAATTATTCTCGATGATATCCAAAAACCTGGTGACATGTACTCAGAGGCTAGTCGTATGGATGCTGTTCGGTTCGTAAAGGAAACTTTGCCTACCCGACTAAACAACCAAAAGCAAGGTGTTATTATAAATATTCAACAAAGACTTCACTACCAAGACGTAACAGGCTTCCTTCAAGAAGCACTGTCTTCCTTGTATGACTTCGTGGTTATTCCTCTTGAAGCTGAGACAAACTTGGTTTACAAAGGTAAGATAACTGGGCGTGTTTGGAAGATGCGTAAGGGAGATGTCTTATGGCCAGAACGTATGGGTCCGGTCGAAGTTGAAAATCTTAAATTGCAGTTAGGGGCTATGGCTTTCGCCGCCCAACAGCAACAGAATCCTACTCCTGATGGAGGAACGATTATATCGAGAGATTGGTTTAAGTACTACGCGGAGAATCCGTATGAGTACATATCCAATCTAAAAAATGAAAGTCCGAGCGAATATAGCTCATGTCAAATTATCATCAGTTGGGATATGAACATGAAAGTTACTAAGGATTCTGACTATGTAGGGTGTGTTGTTGGCTTATACAATATGAGCAAAGATACAGTCCACATAATTGGTCACATGAAAGAGCGCTTAAAGTTTGTATCGTTGTTGAGTAGAGTATTGACAGTACATGAATCATGGGAGCGCTTCGGCTTGCCAATCTACCACATTGTGGAAGAAAAAGCGAATGGTAGTGCTGTACTTGAAGTAATGCAACAAAAGATTGCTGGGTTCATTCCGTATGATCCCGGAAATCAAGATAAAGTAACCCGTATGAAACTTGTTTCACCTTATATCCAAAGCGGTAACGTCTACGTTCCTAGTTTAGAAAAGGTAACAGTTCCATGGGCTAATGACTTTATGAATGATTTATTGAAGTTCCCATTCCTTGAACACGATGACGTGCCTGATGCTTTCAGTCAGTTGTTGACCAAGGTGTTTGTAAGTAAAAAGAAAAAGCGTGTATACGCGATCTATTAGGAGGGCGCATGAACTTTAGCGATATTATGAAGCTCGGTAGTCAGTCTGCGCCAATAAAGCGTAAACAGACCGCAGAGGTTTGGGGGGATTTAAGCTCCAACTTCCTTGGCGGAAAGCCTACCAAGAATTGGTTAGATTTGTATAATGAAAACCCACGTCTTGCTGTAGTACACAAAATCTCACAAGACAACGGGGCAACACCTTTTAAGATTAAAGGCAAGACTGCCAAAGGTGAATATTACATCACAAACCACCCACTAGAGAATGAGATCAACAAGCACAGTGTGCCTCAGTTCTTCTCTCTGTGGACTGCGTATAGATTAATGCAAGGAACCGCATACATTGCGTTTGATTTGCAGGGGGGCATACCAGTTAACTTGAAGGTGTTCTCCAAAGCACAATTATCAAAGAGTGCTAAAGACGGAGACAGTTATTCTTTCAGATTAGGTTCTGAAACAGTCACCTATCCAAAGAAACAAGTTATTGTTGACTTAGACCTAGACCTTAACAACCCCTACACAAACGGGCGTGGTAAGGCTGAGGCAGTCAAGGATGAAATTGAGACAGATGAACTTGTTCAACAGTACATCAAAAACTTCTACTACAGTTCCGCCAGACCAGACATTTATGTCACAGCTGAGCCGGGAGAGTCGATGGATGAAGATGATATCAAGCGCTTAGAAGCGAGTTGGTTGAATAAATTCCAAGGTGTTGAAAATGCACATAAGCCAGTCTTCTTAAGCTGGGCGGCTAAGATCTTCAGTGTTCCTACTAACCATAGAGACATGGAGCTATTAGACACCCGCAAATTCTATAGAGATACAACCATACAGCATTTTGGGGTTCCACCTGAAATCATGGGTATCGTAGAAAACTCAAATAAAGCAACGGTAATCGCGGCGGAGCACATTTATGCTAAGCAAGTGCGTATGCCAATCCTGCACTTACAAGAGTTATTAATCAACACCTATCTATTACCTCTCTATCCAAATAGTGAGCGTATGACATTTGAATTTGACAACATCGTTCCAGATGACGTTGAGCTAACCCTCAGTGTCTTAAAAGAAGCCCGTGAGGCCTCATCAATCACGGTTAACGAGTGGCGTACCCGTATGGGCTTCCCACTGATTAAGAGTGATTATGGAAATATGGTGTTAGGAAGTGTGATCCCCGCCGAAGCAGTTCAAGTAGATGACAGTGAGCTTTCATCTAGGGGATATAAAGTATCTAAAGATTACAGTGAATTTGTCACAGATGATTTTGTGCAGAGAGCTTCAAAAAAGCTCGGCATGGCTTTGACAAACGACACAATTATTTTGACAGAGGAGGAAACTTGAGCCAATGAGTATTAAACCAGAACTCAAATCCAATATCAGACAGAAATCGTTCTCGTTGTCATTTGATGGCCCGGTTCGAGCTAAGTCTTTTACAGGAGGAGACAACCTAAAGTTTGTATTTAAAGATAGTAAATATGACGAAGCAAAGACCTTTAGATTTATAGGAACATCCGAAGCTAAAGATCGTGACAATGAAATTGTGCTAATTGATGCGTGGGATTTTTCAAACTATAAGAACAATCCTATCACATTATGGGGACATGAGAACCGCTCCCTTCCAATTGGAAAAACGGTTGCAATTCTAAAAGATGAAGTGAAGAAAGTGATTTACTTCGACATTGAATTTTCAGAAAGCTACGACTTCGCTAAGACCGTTAAGGGATTAGTAGAAGAGGGTATATTAAGAGCAACTTCAGTGGGGTTCCGTGTTAATGACTGGGAATGGGATGAGAAATCAGACGCACTCGTGTTTACAAAAACAGAGTTGTTTGAAATCTCAATCGTAAATGTTCCAGCCAATCAAGACGCGGTGATTCAAGATAGCAAAGACCTAGCTATCGAGGAAATAAAATCCGCTGAGGCAGACCTTGCCAACGTCATCGAACAATTGAGAGGAGATGTTGAATCTTTGAGAAATCAATTGCAAGCTCTTAACCCAAGTAGTAATCCAGAATCGGAACCTGAACCTGTCGGAGCGGGGGATGAAACCGTGGAGGAATTACCTAAGACGGAAACAGACGAAGGCAAAGAAGAGGTCAAAACAGAAGTAACAGCAGTACTAGACGACAATATGGTGGCACAGATTGTAGCACAAGTATTAGCAGGGCTTCAAGCTCAAGCTAAGGTTGAAGAACCTGAAGAGGAGCAAACAAGCGAAGACGAGGAAGAGCCGGCAGAGGAAGAAGGAAGCGCTCCTGAATCTACCGAAGAAGGCCTTGTTGTAGTGAGCATTGATGAATTAAGCGAAACAGAAAGTTTCGTAATCGTAACTGAGGAGGAAAATTAAAATGCCAGAAAATGCAGTAACATTAGAACAAATCAAGGGTATTATCAACAGCGAAGTCACAAATGAGTTGGCAAAAAGCGTTGATTCCTTGAAAGAAGAAATTTCTTCATTGAAGAAATCAATGGCGAACACCGAAACCGTAGAAAAAGGTGTTCTCCAAGCACGCTTGATCCGTGCACATATCGAGGCTATCTCGAAACGTGCTTCTGGAGCAGGCATTAAGAATAGTTCAGTCATGGAAGAAGTTTTAGATATCGTAACAAAGCGTTATGCTGACAGCGATCCTAAATTCGTAGATGCAGTAGCATCACGTGCAAAAGACTTAATGGCGACTGGTAATGGTGGAAACTTAATTGTTGAATCATTTGCTAGCGACTTCCTAGACTTGCTATGGAATAACACAATCTTGGATAAAGTTGGCGTGCGCTTCATGCCTTCCGCAACAGGAAATATCACCATCCCTAAAATCTTAAGTGGCGTAGCTGCTGGGTATATTGGAGAAGGTGGAACTATCGAAACATCAACCATGACTTTCGGTAAGATCCGTTTATCTGTTAAGAAATTGATGGCGTTAATCCCAATTTCTAACGACTTACTACGTTACACAAGTGTAAATGTAGACGCTATGCTTCGTGACCACTTAGTCAAAGCATTGGCACAAGCCGCTGACTATGCTGTATTGTATGGTCGTGGTGGGGACTATGAACCTCGTGGTATCGCGAATACCGAAAAAATCATCAAAGACGCATCTGCTCAAAGCACAGTCGCTACTCGCGCAATGGCTCTTGAAATGTTGAAGGCTTTAGGTGAAAAGAACCACTCTTTAACCGGTTTATTCTGGGTAATGGGTTGGAACTCATACGTTAACTTAATGGAAGAACGTGAAGATGCAGTTGGATACCGCAACCCAGAAGTAAAAGCTGGTCAATTGTTAGGTTACAACATCATAGTTACAAACAATGTCCACAAAGATGCAACTCATGAAGACTTCTTCTTAGTTAAATTTGATGACATGGAAGCTATCCAAGGTATGAACGTACAAATCGTTGCTTCTAGCGAAGCTTCAATCCCAACCGCATCTGGTGCTCTAAGCGCATTCGCTCAAGACTACACCATCATCCGTGCTATCGTTGAACACGACTTTGCATTGGCTCGCGGCGACTCTGCAGTTTACTACAGAGCAAAAATTGCTGCTTAAGCAGTAGTTTAGAGATCATATAAAACAGGGGGAGTAATCCTCCCCCATACTTAACTAAAAATAGGAGGAAGTAAAATGAAGAAAATTTTAAAAGCAGATCTAATTAAGGCTTTCTTGGCTGCAACAACTGTTGAATACGCTAAAGAAGACTACGAACAATTGATCTTATCGGTTCAACCAAATGCAACTTGGGTAGCTGAACCTGCAGCAGAAATCCTTGTAAAAAATGATGCTGGTGTAACCTTGAAAACTGTATCTGTGCCTTTGAGTGCGTCAGCATTCGAACAATTCCAAGTCGACCTAGTTGCATTTGACGAAAAGTTCAGCATCACAATCCCAGCATACGTGGATGTAGTTGCTGTATTAGCTGACAAACGCGATATCGACGAAGCAGACGTTGAAGAACTACCTGTACCAGCAGTTATTCACTCTACGCTAGACCTTTAAGACTAAATTAGTCGAGGAGGTTAAATGATTACTCGATACTTCAAAGAAAATGCTGTGGTACAGCCTAAAGAGCTTATTGCACAAAAAGAGCTATTAAGCTTATCTATTGCAGAGCTTCGTAAGTTAGCGGCAGATCGCAATGTAGAGTTGCCATCAAGAGCGACTAAGATCGAAATTGTAAAGGCTCTTTCTGAAAGCGAACAATAAGGGGAGCCGATGAGGTTTCCCTTATTTTTTATGAAAGGAGGATGTCCCCATGGCATTAAGTAGTAATGCACTCTCAACAGCTGAGCGTGTAATAAAGGTTATTCAAACTTATCCATTCTTGCCGGAAGGCCTAGACTTCAACGATGTAGATGTTGTGGAAGAGATTGAACGCCAAATTAACCAATGGTCTGAGTATATCCAGAGAGCAACACGCTATTTTGGAAAGCAGACCTACACAGAGTTCTATAACGGAACAATGGTGCCAATGCTTACCCTTGATAACTATCCAGTTAAAGAGATTGTCAGCATTGAGAGAATTGACGGAGCAGGGAATGTGACAGGGTCTGTTGATGTAGAGGCGTTAGCCAATATATTATCAGCCAAAGATCTTTCCAGAGGGCTTATCTACCTAGAGCCAAACTTCCTTAGAAGACATTCTTCAATTGGGGTTAGCTCAGATGTATACAATCCTCTTAGAAGTCATAAAATAGTATACAAAGCAGGCTATGTGTTACCAAAAGATGCTACGGAAGAAGAACCGTGTGATTTACCGGCTGACATCGAGGGCCTCGTTATGGATATTGTAAAGTCAGTGTTTATTGAGGCTACGGATAACTACCGAGCACAAGGCTTGATTACCTTAACTGAAGGTAATGTACAACGCATGTGGGGAGCGCCTACTCAATTCTCATTGAATAAACAACAAGAAAGAATACTCGCACAATATAAGCGTAAAGCCATATAGTGTGTAGGTAGAAGGAGGTTTCATATGAAATTAAAATGTGTAAAAACATTCTCCATCAGTGTTAAAGGTAAAACCTACAGTCAGAATGTAGGGGACATCTTCGATGCCGATGATGCAAGTGCTCTAACTCTAATAAAGATCAGCCTTGCGGAAAAGCATGAGGAACCAAAACCATCTCGTAAAGCCAAGGTAGCTGAGGAAGCTAAGGTGGCTTCCGAGGAGGTAACGGACGATGCCATTTCCGAAGAACAATAGTTTGACAATGACTCAGGGGCACTTCACCCCAGATGTTCTAGAGATTGTCACACAACTACAGTCTCGT